TATGCTACATCGGATGCGGGTATGTTGGTAATTGTGCTTCGCTATTTGGCAGATCAGATTGAACAGAAAAACCAGGGAGCAAAGGAATTTGCAGAAGAAATGTCGAAGATTCTGGTGTTCCCGGAACTGGAGGAGATTGAAAAGATAGAGAAGCCAAACCGTCATTGAGAGGGATGTAGATGTATGAGTACGCAGGCATAACAGGTTACAAGCCGGACCGGGATGGTACTCATTTGAAGATATTTATACCGGACCGGCATCTGGAAGAAGCAATAGTAAAGAAACGGATTAAAGATTGCATGATCTGGCTGGATGATGGAAGGCATATCAGCGCAGAGCAGAGAAAAAAAGCATACGCCACAATCCGGGATATTGCAGATTTTACCGGGTATGCACCGGAGGAAATGAAGGAGAGGCTGAAGCTGGAACACATTATCCGGACTGACTGCAAAGAGTTTTCTCTTTCAGACTGCACAATGGACACAGCCAGGGAGTTTATCAATACTATGTTGGACCTGGCACTTGAAATGGGTATTCCGCTGATGGATTTCGGGAGCAACCGGACGGATGACATAGATCATTACCTATGGGCTTGCTTGAAGAATCGAAGATGTGCTATTTGCGGAAGATATGGGGAAATTCATCATGTAGACAGCATCGGGATGGGGAATGATCGGGAAAAGGTGGATGACTCTAACCATCGGAAGATATGTTTGTGCAGAATCCATCATACAGAGGCGCATACCATAGGGATGGCTAAATTTGAAGAGATGTATAGGGTGTATGGAATAAAGTTTAAGGAGGAAATTGACGATGAAAGGAAAAATGACAGTATATGAAATGATTCAGGAACTGGCACAGTACCCAGCGGATCAGTTGCTTGAAGTGAATGTTTATGCTGATGGATTCGGAGTTGAGGCTGAAGCACAGGAAGAAGCAGAAGAAGGGGACTATATTGATGCGAAGGTGTGCATTGATGAAGACATTCAGGAAATGTCAGTCGAAGAATACAAAAAGATCAACGGTCAGAGAGTAGTCAGAATCAATGTGGATTTGGAGTAGTATATGTGGAAGATTAAAGCATACACACCGGTTCCCGAAGGGGAAAGAACTTGCGAAAAAAGAATGAAGGCAAGAACCCGCTGGGGAGCTGTTTTGAAAATTCTATATGCAAAGATTTTATACGATTATGTAGAAGTGGAGGAGGTGAGGAACAGTGAGAGCTGATAATCCATTTGGGAATTGTAGAAATTGCGGGGACCGGATTTTATGGATTCGGACAGCAGCCGGAAAGAATATGCCGGTAAATCCAGAATTGATAAGCTATCGTGCGGTTCCGGGAGGAAAAGAGAGAATTGTTACGCAGGACGGAAGGGTAATTGCCGGAGAGAAATGCAGTCCGGAGGTTGCTGACGGAATCGGGTATATCTCTCATTTTACAACTTGCGGAAAGTGAGGAGAAAATACATGAAGGTTGTAAGGAAAAAAATCTTGCCGGAATATTTTCAGGCGGTAAGAGCAAGAGAAAAGAATTTTGAAATTCGGTTAGATGAAGATGATATTCAGGTGGGAGATTTGCTGATTTTAGAGGAATGGGACGGAACATACACCGGGAATGGAGTCCGAAGATATGTCAAATATGTTCTGCGCGAAGCTGCTGAATTGGGGTTGATGCCGGGATATTGTATCATAGGATGGTAAAAATCAATTAAAAAAGGACAGCCCATCAGTAAGGCCATCCTCAATGTGTCTCGCAAACATATTGTAGCAGAAGTGCAGGAAAAAGGCAATCAGCGAAAAGGAGGATTTTACCGATGGGAAAGAATGGCGGAAGACAAACACTGAGTAAGGAAATGCTGGAAGCGATTGCGGAGAAGGCGGCGGAGATCGCTGCGGCGGTGGCAACAAATACTTACCAGCAGAAAGTGAAGGAAGAAGAGAAAGCGAAGTTCGATAAGAGATACAAAAATACGAAGCTCCTTCTGGAACATTATCGGGATTTCTCAGATTATGGGGAGAGGGCGATATATAGAATCTATGAGGAGTTGGACGAGGACATTGTAGACATCATCGAACTTATGGAGGGAAGAAGGTCGGATAGTGACGGAAGAATAGAAAGCATAGAGAGAGGGGTAATGAGGACCAAAGTAATCATGAACCATGTGAACACCATGCTGGAAGTATACAGAAAAAGCTGCGAACAGTCTCCGTACAATGAGGAGAAGCGCCGGTGGAGGGTAATTGAGGGATTGTACCTGAATAAAGTGCCGAAATCAGTGCAGGAAATTGCAGAAGAAGAATTTGTAAACGAGCGCACCGTATACAAGGACATTAAAGCAGCTTGCAAGCGTTTGACGGCTCTTATCTTTGGAATTGATGGCTTTGAACGGTAGAATGGAACCACGGGACAACCACAAGGGCAAAACGAGGGCATTGACAGTTCAACTTACCGTATGGTAAGATGTAACCCGTGAACAACTCATATGTCACTCCTTAAAAATAAGGGACTTTCGATTGACACCAGACAGTAAAGGACTAGAATGAAGATAAGGCAACTTACCAAAAAGTAATTTACAGAGGTGATAGAAATGATTCGGAAGAGTGACATTGTGAGAAGTCTGGTTGCAGAACATCAGTACAAGAAAGCACTGAGGATTGCAAAAGACTTCCGGCTTGGTATCACACCAGAGCAGTCATTGCGAATGAAAAAAGCGTATGAGTGCATGGTGCATGAAAGGTTCTACTTATCCCTGGGTGAAGACACGAAGGCAAGAATTGCTGAAGGAATTGAAACATTAGTCGGCATCTATGGAAGGGAGAATGATAAGAATGCCAAAGTTGTATACCAGCAGATTTAGTAACAAGGAGTTGGAAACGGGGAAATATACGGTAGTCGGAGTTGTCCGAAGTATGCCGAGGTTCCCAGTGAAGTATAGGATTTCCGGTGACATCATACAGATAGCGCCGCCAGGATACCTCTGGAATGAAAATGATAGAGCAAGATTCAGAGAACCGTACTTCAGACATTTAGAAAAAAGTGGATACCCAGTCATCGGGGCTATCATTCAGTCGTATCTGGATGAAGGAAAGGATGTAGTGCTTTGCTGCTATGAAGATGTCCGGAAACCTGGTGAATGGTGTCATAGATTAGTCTTTGCTGAATGGTGGTACGAAAAGACGGGACAGAAGATAGAAGAGCTTCCAGATCCGTCACCGGATCCAGGAGAAAAGCAAAGGAAGAAAGAGGAACAGAAGCGGAGAGAAGAAGAGTCCGGATATGAACAGTTATCGTTCATGAGCGATTTGTACCGCACAGTTTATCCTCATTACAATACCTAACCGCTGATAGCTTAGTGTTAAAGCACCCGGCTCTTTACCGGGAGGACGCAGTGTTTGATTCCTGCTCGGCGGACCAAAAACAATGCCTCACTCAGAAATGGGTGGGGCTTTTCTTATGACTTGGATTTGTGCAATGTGACAATAGATGTCTCTCCGATCACGGGGAATATAAAATTACCGATTGGTAAGTATGCACAATAAAGTTGTGAAAGTGTAAAGCGGTTGGCTTATGCAACGGCTTTTTCTTATGCCTGGGATGTTTTACAGTGGAATCCAGAGGCTTTACAGTTCCGGGCAATAAAATATACAGAAAAGAAGGAGGGAAAGGAAATGGCGATGTTTCAGAATCCTGGGGCATTCTTCCTGGGAACACTGGTTCCATCGGAACAAAAGTTCCTGAAGGTGCTTTTGGAAAATGCCAGAAAGAACGGGTACACAAAGTTCGTAGAGCCGTGTGCTGGTGCATTTGCAATGTCACATCTGGCAGTTCAGTCCGGGTTCAAACCGAGTGAGGTTGAGTCTTCAGATGTTTCTATGTTCACATCAATCATGGGATATGCAGTAACGGGTAAGCCATTGGACGAGTTAGAGATTCATGCCAAAGGATTCAGCGATGAAGAATTGCTGGATCCGGCGGTGGCAATGTATGCGTGGAAGTATCTCAGTACAGTAAAGAACGCTGGTAAAGAGTATTTCTATAATTTCATGTTAGACTTGGCAAGCCGGAGGGAGGAACACATTAGAAATATCCGGGAGCAGCTGGAACGAGCAAAAGGAATCCTGAATGGAATGAACTACCGGGCGCTGGATATGTGGAAGCATATGGACGAGGTTCTGAATAATGAACACTGTATTGTTATTGCGAATCCGCCAACATACGCCGCAGGATTTGAAAAGTATTATGATACTGGCGGCATGATGACCTGGAAGGAACCAGAGTATGGAATCTTTGATCCGAAGACAGGCTTGCAGGAGTTCATGGATTTGTGCAAGGATGCAAAATGCCTGGTTCTTTGCTATGAGGAAAATGAGCCAGGAAAGACTGCCGGAGAACCGGTATTTGCCAGATATGGTGTCCGTAGCGGGGTAAATGTGTATCTTACAGCTAATAGACCAGAAGAGGCAACAGACCTGGCTAATGGAAAGAAGATTGCCAGACCGGGCGAAAGCAAACTTAGTTGTCTGGAATGTAGTATGCTGCCAAGAGATTACGAAATTACAGAAAAGACAAAGGTGCAGTTATGCCAGATTGAAAGGGCGGAAGCTCAGTATTACCGTCAGTTGTGGACTCATAACTTTGTTGGCTCCTCTGCGCCGATTAACATAGCTGTTCTGATTGACGGGAAAATAGCTGGTGTATTTGGCGTTGATAAGGCAGCGCTTACAATGGGAGCATTTGGTACTCAGGTATCGGATGCTCTTTTCCTGATGTATGGAATGACGGTTCCGCATATCAAGTATCGGCTGGGAAGATTGTTGACTATGTTGGCTCAGAACAGAGAATTTGTGTATAAGATATGCACAGATCTGGAGAAAGAAAAAGTTGGACATCTAAAAACAGTCCAGATGACGAAGTATCCGGAAGCGAAGGAAATGCGTGGAGTTATGAAATTGACAAAGCGTGTTCCTGATCCGAAGATGGGTTTCCGGCTGACTTATGAATCAGAGCTGAAGGACCGGACAGAAAAAGAAACGCTGGCAGAATGGTTAAGGAGGGAAAATAAATGGCAGAAGGAAAGAGCGAAAGCCAAAGCAAAATCCGATACGAGCAAATAGCTGATATGGGTTCTGGGCTGATTATCGCAAGAGTTCCAGCTGAGTGTATCAGGGAACAGGATATAAATGCTCGGATTATGAAAAATGAGATGCAGCGACAACTGACGGACAATATCAAGAAAAGAGGTCAGCTTGAATCGCTGCCTTTTTGTGCATTAACAGAAGACGGCAACAGAATTGAAATTATTTCCGGGCATCATAGAATACGCTCAGGAAAAGATGCAGGAATTAAAGAGTTCTTTGTTATCTTGGATGTCAGTGGCTTAAATCGTTCTAAGATTGTGGCAAAGCAGATTGCACACAATGCGATCAGCGGATTTGACGACCAGTCCACATTGAAGGAACTGGCTAAGATGCTGGAAGATGTGGATGATATGATAGAGAGCTATGCCGGAAAGGATATTCTTGAAGAACCGGAGGCGGAGTTAGAAAAGTACCTGTCTCCAACGGTAGATTTTGATTGGAAGAACCTGACATTTACATTTCTTCCGCACCAGATTGCAGATTTGCAGAAACTCATTGATGCACTGGAAAGTACAAAACCAGATTTCCTCGGCGTTGCTGATATAGAACAGTACAAACCATTCCTTGAAACCTTAACAAAGTATCAGCAATTTGCCAATGTTAAGAATACTGGAGCTGCCATTCACGCCATGATTAAGTGTACGGAGCAGATGTTTGAGAACATTGGTTATACGGAAGATAGCGAATGGGTACAGTTGACAAGCATTTTCGGTAGTAGTGCCGTACCGGCGGAAGCGGCAGAAATTATTCAGGAAGCAGTAAAGAAGATGGCGGACGAAGGCGTGATAGGTTCTAAGAATAAATGGCAAGCCATTGAATACTTGGCAGCTGAGTACCTAGCCGGGAAGTAGGATAAAGCATGGCAGCACCGTTGAAATATAACCAGGCATACCACGATGACTGGGCTTGGTCCTTAGCCATAAAAGGTGCTACCGATGTGGAAATAGCTGAAGCCTTCGGAATATCGGTCAGAACACTGAATAGATGGAAGAAGGACCATGAAAGTTTCATGTTAGCATTGACAGCCGGAAAGGACCAGGCGGATGCAAAAGTGGAGAAGAAATTGTATGAGCGTGCCATCGGATACCGGTACACAGAAAAGGAGACGGTACTGGAGATGGATGCGGACGGGAATAGAAAACCTTTGAAAGTAAGAACGGTAGAAAAAGAGTGTCCTCCGGATGTGCTTGCACAGATGTACTGGCTGAACAATAGAAAGTCAAATCTGTATAAGAGGAACCCGGAAAACTTCATCAAGCAAGAGGTAATTGACACAGAGGATGATGTAGTATTCTATCTCCCGGATAATGGAAGGGACGGTGATCCGCATGAGTAAGGGGCGGATTATCATTAAGCCACAGCCAGGACCGCAGGAGAAGTTCTTGTCAACGCCTGCGGATATTTGTATTTATGGAGGGGCTGCCGGAGGTGGCAAGACCTATGGACTGCTCATGGAGGCAATGCGGCATAAGAACAATGGAGATTATGGTGCAGTTATCTTCAGACGGAATTACACCCAGGTAACAGCGCAAGGTGGTTTGTGGGATTCCAGCAGAAGCCTATATAGAAATATCCGTGACGCTGTACCCAGGAAGACACCGAAACTCCATTGGGAATTTGCAAGTGGGGCAAGCGTGAACTTCGCACATCTCGGAAGTGATGATGATTGCGAAAGCTGGCAAGGTTCCCAGATTACAATGATAGGATTCGATGAATTGACACACTTTACCAGGTATCAATTTTTCTACATGATGTCTCGAAACCGTTCTGATGCAAATATAAAGCCTTATATCAGGGCAACTTGCAACCCGGATGCAGATTCATGGGTAGCAGATTTCATTGCGTGGTGGATAAATCCAGACACCGGATACCCGATACCGGAGAGAAGTGGGAAAATCAGGTATCTGGTAAGAATCAATGATGAACTGATATGGGCGGATGCAAGGAAAGATTTGATAGACCGGGGAATAGATGCAGATGAAATAAAGAGTGTTACATTCATTGCAAGTACCCTTCAGGATAATCAAATCCTGATGAAGAGGGATCCGGGCTATCTTGCAAACCTGAAGGCATTACCTCTTGTAGAAAGAGAACGATTGCTTTACGGAAACTGGAAAATCAAACCGGCGGCAGGACTGTTCTTCAAGAGAAGCCAGATTGGAGCATTTCTGGAAAGTGTTCCGGAAGATGTTACGGTATGGGCAAGAGGATGGGACCTTGCTGCAACAAGTGAGGATGAAGACGGCGATCCGGCATACACGGCTGGCGTTCTTATCGGCAAGCGTAAGAATGGCAGATATGTTGTTGCAAATGTAACCAATGTAAGATTAGCCGCTGGGGATGTGCGAAAGCATATCAAGAATACTTGTATGATGGACAAGAAGAAATATAAACGAGTGATAGAGAGATTGCCGCAGGATCCTGGACAAGCCGGAAAAGACCAGGCACAGAGTTATAT